GCCATTGGAGCCACACGCAATTACAAACTAGACAACAGCGCACAAGCGCCATATTTTGAAAACGCACCTCAGTTGCCTGTGGTCGAGCTCAACATCAACAACAAAACACTGGACGAGAATCCTAGATTCTTTGATAGCAAAAAGCCTGTGCATTCTGTGGTAGCCGCAGTGATGCTACAGCAAGGTTTGATCAAAGATCCAGTGCGAGGCCCTATTGGTTCAAACGCTCAACGAGAAAGCCCCAGTGCAGCCTATGGTATTTCTACTCCTGGACGACCTATCTACCTTGGTGGAATGAGCGATCAAGATATCAAACAACGACTGGAATCTGGCGCAGTACAACCACAAGATGCCACAGTGATCGCACGCCGTGGCGGACATTCTTTTGTCATGGACGATGGAGATCTTGCAGGCGCTGATCAGTTAGTACGCATACGCACAGCCAAAGGCCATCAGATTACCATGAGTGATTCTGGAGACTGTTTTTATATCATACATGCCAACGGACAAACCTGGATGGAATTTGGTAGCCAAGGCAGTGTGGATATCTATTCAACCAACTCAATAAACCTGCGTAGCAATGGCGATATTAACTTGCATGCTGATCGTAGCATCAATATGAATGCCAAAGGCCTCATAAACATTCGTGGTGAAAAAGCAGTGGCCATTGAAAGTGATCTGGCGCAAATCAATGCTGCCAAGGCCATATTGCTCTACAGTGATGAATATGTTGGAATCAAAAGCGATGGCACTTTGAGCCTTAAAGCCAGCAAGAGTGGCACATTCAATGGTGGTAGCAATATGTCATTGAGCGCCGGCTGTATCGCACTCAACAGCGGCGATGCACCCGACGTGCCCAAGCCCAGCAACATATTAAAACAGAGCTTGCCCGATGTCAAATTTGAACAGAATCGTGGATGGGTGGTAGAAAATGGTGCTTTGCAAACCATTGTTACTCGAGCCCCCACACATGAACCATATCCTTTCCACGGAAGAGGTATATCAACCACCACATCGTTGCAAGTCTCCCAATCAGATGTAGCAGTGTCCGGCGAAATAGAGGCCAAGTACGCAGAGATACAGGACACTGAGTTTGTTCAAATTCAAGCGCAACAGTATGAGGATCAAGATCCTGCCACAGTGAGCGTGGGATCAATAGAACCCGATCAGGTCACAGGTATGCTGGCACAGACTAGAACTCTGGCAGATCAAGATTCCAATATCCTCAGCGACGAAGGAGTAGGAGCTTACAAGCTCACGCCAGCACAGCTAGAAGAGGCAGGATACTTAAAACCTGGCACTGTGGAATTTTATCTCACTGATGGTACCGCAACTCCAGTTGATATCCTATCTAGTCCTTCAGTGTGGACTGGGCAAGCTGGAGTCAACAATGTCAATGCATTGCTGATTGATCCTAAACTACAGGCAGCCATACAGACAGACCTCTATCAAGTATCACTGCAACAGTTGAGATCTGCTGGCATTGTAACAGGCAACGAAGCCCCAGACAAGTTAGCTGGGTTAGTGCAAGCTGGTTCCAAGTATGGACCCACGGTGGTCAAATCTTGGGTGCAAGGCACGATAGGAGACAGTGGATTGGTGGACAGTGTCAATAAGTTGGTACGAGGAGCCCAATACGCAGTAGAACTCAGCAATCAAAAAATCAGCGATGCCCTCAAAGGATTCAGCACAGTACAACCAGGATCCACAATTACAACCAATCGCACATCCATTGATGACGCAGTACGAGCTGTGATTGGCAATGACAAGGTAACTACACCAAATTACAGCGGAATATCTGCAAACAACATTGAAGGTTCTAACATAGCGTTGTTAGAAGCACAATTATCACAGGCAACTGCGGAAATAACCAGCATACAATCGCAGATACAGCAGTTGAACACCGGTGGACAAGGGTCTCAACGAAATACCAATATTAACCAATTGCGTGCCAATTTATTCAATCGTTTGGAAGAGTTAAGAGCTCGACAAGCAGAAATAAGAAATCAACTTTTCATTTAAATACACTACTATGCCAACATTCATCGGATTTAACACCATCAATCAATATAAGAAATTTACTCTTGTAGACTTTGAGTTGATCAAGCGAGATCTGCTGAATTATTTCAACATAAGGCAAGGAGAAAAAGTAGGCCGTCCTGATGTGGGTACCACGATGTGGAACCTGCTTTTTGAGCCACAAACCGAACAAACAGCCAGCCTTATCATTGAAGAAATGCAAAGGATTGTTGGGCAAGATCCAAGGATATATCTTACCAGTGCCGAAGCCTATCCACAGGTCAATGGAATCCTAGTTGAACTTGAAATTCAAACAGTGCAAGGCACCAATGCCGAAAGACTGAGTGTATTTTTTGATCAGCAAACAAGGTCAGCCAGCTACATCTAAAACTGAGCCGTTAATTCAAACCATAAATACTTCACGGAAGGTATTATGGCCAAAACTACAAGACAAACTGCAATATTCGGAGTAGAGGACTGGAAGAGAATCTACCAGACCTACCGCGAAGCTGACTTTCAAAGCTACGACTTTGAAACGCTACGGAAAAGTTTCATTGACTACATCCGGATATATTATCCAGAAAATTTCAACGACTACATCGAATCCAGCGAGTTCGTGGCTTTGTTGGATGTCATGGCGTTCATGGGCCAGGCATTGTCTTTCCGCAATGACTTAAACATCCGTGAAAATTTCTTAGACACAGCAGAACGACGTAATTCTGTTGTGCAGTTGGCTAATCTAGTTAGCTACACTCCAAAGCGTAACCAAGAAGCACAGGGTTATCTCAAAGTATTCAACGTATCAACCACTGAAAATGTCATAGACTTCAACGGTCAGAATCTCAGTGGAGTCACAGTGAACTGGAACGACGTAACAAATGCCAACTGGCAAGAACAGTTCACAGTGATAGTCAATGCCGCGCTGGTCGACAGTCAAAGATTTGGCAAACCTGGAGCTACCAAAAACATACTGGGAATAGAAACTCAAGAATACAGTCTCAATCTTGTGCCTGGATACTTGCCCGTGGTGCCATTCACATCCACAGTAGATGGTACATCAATGACATTTGAAGCAGTGAGCTCTACGTTTCAAAACGAAGATTATGTGTACGAGCCAGCACCTCGACCATCAGGGATCTTCAATATGTTGTTTCGCAGTGATCGGTTGGGATTTGGCAGTCCTAACACAGGATTCTTTTTCTATTTCAAGCAAGGAACACTGCAAAACCAAGACTTTAATCTCGGCGAGAGAATTTCCAATCGTGTGGTATCAATAAACATAGATGGAATCAACAACAACGACGTCTGGTTATATCAACTCGACGATGTGGGAAATGTTCAATTTGAATGGGAAAAAGTTCCAAGCCTGTACTCTGCGGCAGTAGAGCAGTTGGCCCCTGATGCTCGTAAGTTTTTCTCAGTGACATCAAGGACCAACGATCAAATCAATTTAAACTTTGGCGATGGCGTATTCACAGAAATTCCTGTGGGCACATTCCGCAGTTACATACGTGCTTCCAATGGGTTACAATACATTATCAATCCCGAAGAAATGCAAGCCATACAGATCAGTATTGGTTATGTGAGTCGTACTGGCCGTCTTGAAACTATCACATTTACCTGCGGACTTAGTCAGCCAGTGTCTAATGCATCATCTAGAGAATCATTGGCAGATATCAAGAGCCGTGCTCCTGCTCGTTACTACACACAGAACCGCATGGTCAACGGAGAAGATTACAACAACTTCCCGTACACCATGTTTGGCACCATCATCAAATCAAAAGCGGTAAATCGCAGTTCCATTGGTACTAGCCGTTATCTTGATTTGGTAGATATCACTGGCAAGTACTCATCAACAAATATTTTTGCCAGCGATGGATTGATCTGGGAAAATACCGCCAGCCCAAGTTTTACATTTACATTTGTTGATAAAAACGACATATCCAATATCATTGTCAATGCAGTTGAACCTGCATTGTCCAGCAGAGGAATGTTGGAATTTTACTATCAAAATTTCCTTCGTCCTAGTTTGATTCCTATTGGTATCAAGTGGCAACAAAGTACCACAGCTCTCAATGAGACCACAGGATATTTTGAGTTTGTGTCATCGGGCGCTCCAGCACCCATTGGCCCACAAACCAGCGACAATAAAAAGTACATGTCTCAAGGATCGTTGATCAAATTTGTTCCACCAACTGGATATTATTTCGACGAAAACAACAGACTCAAACTTGGTGTTCCTGCTTTGCCCAATGACAAACTGGTGCTATGGGCCACAGTCAGTGCATTGGTTCTAGACGGCACAAACTTTGGCACAGGCAATTTACCCGACGGCCAAGGTCCTGTGGTATTGAACAATTTTATACCAACCGGTGCTATCCCCACACAGGTAATACCCAAGTTCATCACAGACTTGCCAACCACTCTTGAACAGTCAATGATTAATCAGATTGAGCTCTATCGAGACTTTGGCATAGGATTTGACAATCTCACTGGCGAATGGTACTTGATAACCAGCCAGAATCTTGACCCAGCAACTACATTTAGTCTGGCCAACGCACAAAGCCAATCAGGTCAAAATCTTGACAATTCCTGGTTAGTGGCATTTGAAACTGACGGCGTGACTTACACGGTGACTTATCGTGCTCTGCAACGTTTCTGGGGAAGCATATTACAAACACGTTTCTTCTTTGACGGGTCACAGGCAGTGTATGATCCACGCACAGGATCAGTAATCAATGATTTTATCAACTGTCTTAAAACCAATAATTTGCCCGATGTCAGTCTGCCACTAAACAGCGACATCATAATGGACATCGTTGGACAGCCCATCCAGGCTGACGGTTATATCGATGATTTCCAGGTGCAAATCAGTTTCAAAGATTCAGACAACGATGGGGTAGCCGATGACCCAGATTACTTTGAAACATTGGTAGCGCCCGAAATAAATCCCAGCACCAAATATGTATTTTTTGAACGCACAGTTGATTTTGACAACCTTGAAAGATATCTACCACTGGCCAAAGGCGCGGTAATCAGTGAATACGCCACACTAGATCAAATTGAATTGGCCAAGGCCGAATACTCAGATGGCCAGTATTTTTATGCCACCAACGAATTGTTGTTCTATGAGCTTGACGTAGCGTTTAATGGGGTAAGAACAGTGACACAGATTGAAGGATTGCTGGCAAGAGTTGGACGCCAGGATCTGTACTTCCAATACAGACACAATGCTCCTTTGAGTCGTCGTATCGATCCTGGGTCATCAAACATCATCGACCTGTACTTGGTTACCACGGCCTATTACAACGCATATCAAAATTATATCAAAGATTCAACCGGCACTGTGCCAGAACCTTCTCCGCCAACCATTGACGAGTTAGGAACAGCATACAACAGTTTACAGCGATATAAGATGATATCAGACAACATGATTCTAAATTCTGTAGTTTTTAAACCATTGTTTGGTGTTAAATCTTCTCCAGAACTGCGAGCCACTCTCAAAGTTGTGCGCAGTGCCTCTTCTGTGGTCAGTGTCAGTGAAATCAAGAGTCGTATGGTTGCTGCCGTCAACGAATATTTTACCATTGACAAATGGGATTTTGGTCTTACTTTCTTCTTCTCAGAACTAGCGGCCTATTTGCACAAAGAACTAGGAGACATTATTTCCACAGTGGTACTGGTACCACAAGATCCGTTGAAGAGCTTCGGCGACTTGTATGAAATACGTTGTCAACCCAATGAGATATTTGTAAATGCAGCCACAGTTAACGACATTGAAGTAATTGATGCATTGACCAGCAGTGAATTAAGAACCGCACCAAACAGCGGGGTAGTATAATAATGGCCAACACAAGAATTCGTACTGTAGATTTATTACCAGAGATTTTCCGCACACCAACCAACAGACAATTTTTGTCTGCCACATTGGATCAGCTGGTACAAGATCCCAAACTCAAACCCACACAAGGGTTCATTGGCCGTCGTGTTGGTCCTGGAGTCAATCCCAAAGAAAATTATGTTCTTGAACCTACCAAAACAAGGACTGACTATCAGCTTGAACCAGGTGTAGTATTTTTAAAGCCCAATACCAACACAGTTGAAACAGCAGTAACTTACCCAGGGCTAGTTGACTCACTCAAAGTCAAAGGCGGTAATGTCACACGGCAAGACCGCCTGTGGGACAGTGAATATTACTGCTGGGATCCGTTTGTAGATCTAGATAAATTTGTTAACTTTAGTCAATACTATTGGTTACCTGCTGGACCAGATTCTGTAGACGTATTTGCCGCACCTGTGCCGCTCACAGACGATTTTACTGTAACTCGTAACACTACCAACTATACGTTTGGCGGAGTTCCCGGCACAAATCCAACCATCACTTTGGTACGGCAAGGATCCTACGACTTCAATGTACAACAAACTGGTCATCAATTCTGGATACAAGCAGTTCCAGGCATATCAGGAGTATTGCCACAAACTCCAAATCAAAGCAGTCGCGAAGTTCTGGGTGTAACCAACAATGGTGATGACAACGGAACTATTACCTTTAATGTTCCAGCTAAAAGCGCACAAAATTTTTACTATCAACTTGGTGACGGCGGAACTGTAGATTTTGCCACAGACATCCAATTTGATGAAATCAACAATATCTATGTCAGCGAATTCATTGAGAGATTTGGCGGCATCGACGGAGTCAAGGATCTTGATGGCCGCACAGTGATCTTCCTAACCAATGCTGGCTGGTTCTACAGTGGATTGTATGATAGTGCTGGCCAAGCCTATGACACTACATTGTTTGATGAAACCATTGAAATCTCTTTAGACACACAACGCTACAGTGTTTGGCGTATCAACTATGTCTACGATGATTCTCTCAATCCCTATATTAAACTCACAGTTGATCATCCAGTTAACAATCTTACTCGTTTGCTGACTCTTTATGGCAACCAATATGCCAATATCAGTTTTTACAAAAATGCCAGTGGGTTGTTTGAACAGATTCCGTTGATCACAGCTGATCTTGACACGTTATATTATCAAGACGCCAACAATCCTGAGCTATTTGGTATCATTAGACTGGTTGACCAGTCGGGAGATCAAACGCTGGAGATTGATGAAATCATTGGACAGAAAAATTATACCAGTCCCAATGGAGTAGAGTTTACCAATGGACTAAAAGTACAATTCCAAGGCCCAACCAATCCTGCCAGTTATGAGCAACAAGAATATTATGTAGAAGGAGTAGGCACGGCCATTGAGCTGATTGCTGTTAGAAATTTAATAACACCTGAAACTTATACTCGTTCCAGCACGGTTCCCTACGACTCAACTCCTTACGATGCCACACCTTTTGATGACACACTGAATGCTCCTGTGGAGCAAGATTATCTAACGATCAACCGCGCCAGCAAAGATCTAAATGCTTGGACTCGCAGTAACCGTTGGTTCCATGTAGATATCATCAATGCCACAGCACAATACAACAATACAGTGCCGTTCCTTGACAACAATCAACGAGCCAAGCGGCCAATCTTAGAATTTGTTCCTGGGCTTAAATTATTTGATTTTGGCACAGAAGGTATCACTCCAATCAATATCATTGATTTCCAAGAAACCGATGCCATGAGCAATATCAATGGTAGCATAGGTTACAGTGTTGACGGATATTCGTTTACCACTGGTTCTCGTGTGATATTTGCCGCAGACATTGATCCTGAAGTTCGTAATAAAATTTACAATGTGACATTCATTGAACCATCGGGCGGCGGCACACCTATTATTGATTTGCAGCCAGCGGATCTCAATCAGCCTGACGAGCCTTATGATGTTGTGACTGTTTGTCTGAGCGGAATCCAATTACAAGGAAAAAGTTTTTGGTTTGATGGAGGAACTTGGGTACCGGCACAGCAAAAAAACGGAGTAAATCAAGCTCCGTTGTTCAATGTCTATGATGGCAATGGATACAGTTTTGGTGATCGCTTAATTTACCCTAGCACATCATTCCGCGGAACCAAACTGTTTAGCTATGCACCTGGCGAAGGTGTCACAGACAAAATCATTGGGCAACCTCTCAAGTATCTTACAATCAACAACGTTGGCGACATCGTATTTGACAATATTTTGTACATTGACACTTTTGTTTACGTAGAAGATACCATCAGCGTTGAACAACCCATTGGTAC